CAGGGCGGGTTTATACGATTACCTACTGATGAACTAGAAGAAATTAAATACTTTAAACATCGCGGTAGCGGGTTTTATTAAGAGGTTAAATCATGGCAATTGAGAAAGGCGTATACGCTGCCCCCGAAGGCATTGACAGTATAGACTTAGAAGATGAGCTAGATGGTGAGCTAGTAGAGTCTGAGCTAGAGATTGAGATTGTCGATCCTGAGATGGTAACTTTGTCTGATGGAAGCATGGAAATTACTATAATTCCGGGGCTTGAAGACGAAGACATGATGGACTTTGATTCTAACCTAGTAGATTTCTTAGATGAAGGACTCCTAAACGAGTTATCAGATGAGTTAATAAGCATGGTTGATTCTGACGTAGAGAGCCGCAAAGATTGGGCTGATACCTACGTTAAGGGTCTAGACATTCTAGGGTTTAAGCACGAAGAGCGTACAACTCCTTGGCAGGGCGCATGTGGCGTAAACTCAACTGTTTTGGCAGAAGCGGCTATTCGTTTCCAAGCAGAGACAATGAGTGAGACTTTCCCTGCGGCAGGCCCAGTTAAAGTTAAGGTTCTTGGTAAAGAGACTAAAGAGAAGTTAGAAGCCTCTGAGCGTGTAAAAGCGGACATGAACTACGAGCTAACCGAGAACATGGTTGAGTATCGTCCTGAACACGAGCGTATGCTATACAGCCTAGGACTTGCAGGGTCAGCGTTTAAGAAGGTCTACTTCGACCCTAACCTAGGTAGGCAAGTCGCTATCTACATCCCAGCAGAAGACGTTATTGTGCCTTACGGTGCATCTAACATCGAATCAGCCGAGCGCGTATGCCACATTATGCGCAAAACTAAGAACGATGTAATGAAGCTACAGGTAAGCGGTTTTTACGCAGGTATTGAGTTAGGAGATCCAGAGTCATACCATACAGACATCGAGAAACGTAAGGCCGAAGAAGGCGGTTACGACATCACCGATGACGAACGATATACTATATATGAAATCCATGCCGACCTTATAATTGACGGCGTAGATGATGAAGATGGTATTGCCAAGCCTTACATCGTAACTATTGAGCGTGGCACTACAGAAGTACTAGCTATCCGGCGTAATTGGGACGAAGAAGATAACCTAACATTAAAGCGTCAACATTTTGTACATTACGTATATGTCCCCGGATTTGGCTTCTACGGCCTTGGATTGATCCACATCATAGGAGGGTACGCTAAAGCTGGAACCTCGCTTATACGGCAATTGGTGGACGCTGGTACCCTATCCAACCTTCCGGGGGGTCTAAAATCCCGTGGACTACGTATTAAAGGCGATGATTCCCCAATAGAGCCGGGGGAGTGGAAGGACGTAGATGTACCATCAGGTAGCATCCGCGAGAATATTATGCCCCTTCCTTATAAGGAGCCTAGCCAAACACTGCTAGCATTACTTAATCAAATTACTACTGAAGGTCGTAGGTTAGGCGCAGTTGCAGATATGGACATATCTGACATGTCAGCTAATGCTCCTGTAGGTACTACACTAGCATTGCTAGAACGCACGTTGAAGCCTATGGCTGCGGTAATGGCTCGTGTCCACTACGCTATGAAGCTAGAGTTTAAAATGCTCAAAGCTATCATGGCCGAAGAAGCCCCTGAAGAATACACATACCAACCTAATAGAGGTGAAGTATCAGCGCGACAGTCAGATTACGCTATGGTTGATGTAATCCCTGTAAGCGACCCTAATAGTTCTACAATGGCGCAGCGAGTAGTACAGTACCAAGCTGTATTACAGATGTCACAACAAGCACCCCAGATATACAACCTACCTCAATTACATCGCCAGATGATTGAAGTGCTTGGCGTTAAAAACGCCGACAAACTAGTACCTACGGAAGATGATGCAGTACCTACAGATCCCGTAAGCGAGAACATGAATGCGTTAACAGGTACCCCCATAAAAGCATTTATCTACCAAGACCATGAAGCACACATATCGGCTCACCAGTCGTTTATGAAAGATCCAATGGTTGCAGGCACTATTGGGCAGAACCCACAAGCACAGCAAATTATGGCTGCTCTTAATGCTCACATCGCCGAACACCTAGGGTTTAGATACCGCGCTCAAATGGAAGAAAAACTTGGAGTTGAATTGCCCGCACCTAATCAAGAATTGTCTGAAGAAATGGAAGTTCAATTGGCTAAACTTGTTGCCGAAGGTGGCAAGCAACTTACTGCGCAACATGAACAAGAAGCCGCCCAGAAACAAGCTCAACAAAAACAACAAGACCCAATTATTCAGCTACAACAAGCTGAACTACAGGTTAAGCAGCAAGAAGTACAACGTAAGGCTCAGAAAGATCAGGCAGATACGCAACTTAAACAAGCCGATCTAGAGCGTAAAACGCAGAAAGATCTAGCAGATATACAGATAAACAAACAGCAACTTGATATAGAAAACCAAGAGCTGCAAATAGATGCCCAGAAAGCTGGAGCTAAACTAGCTGCCGATAGAAAAACAGCTAACACCAAACTCGACCTTGACCTTATGAAAGCAACTAGTGAGGCCGAAAACAAACGTAACAAGGAATAAACATGGCTAATACCGTCTTTGACGTGCTAAAGAAAAAAATCGAGGACGATATGTCTTCAGCAACGAAATTTCTAGGTAATGGAGGAGCTAAAGACTTCGCCCAGTACAAAGAAATAACAGGAATGCTACGAGGTCTCACTTCCTGTTTGAACCATGTTAATGACCTCTCGCGTAATTATTTGGATAATGACAATGACTGATTTAAATATAGTACCGAAAGAAGCAGAAACCGAAGAAGAACTAGAGCATCAAATCCCTACTCCCGTAGGATACCGTGTCCTAGTAGCCATGCCAGAAGTAGAAGATACCTATGGTGAAAGTGGCATTATCAAGTCTAGTAAAGAAATGCACCAAGAATACATCATGTCTACTATTGGGGTTGTACTCGATATGGGGGCACAAGCGTATTCTGATAAAGAGCGTTTCCCAACTGGCCCTTGGTGTAAGCAAGGTGACTACGTTATGTTCCGTGCTAATACTGGCACGCGTTTTAAAGTAGGCGGCGTTGAGTATCGTTTGATGAACGATGATTCAATTGAAGCGGTAGTAAGCGATCCTCGTGGCGTTACACGAGCGTAAGGAGTAGGTAATGGCATTTCAAAAAGTAGAGTACTCGTTTCCAGATGAAGACGATGGTGAAGGTGTAGAAGTAGAAGTAGAAGATTCCAGTGCCCTAGGATTGGGAGAAGTGGAAGAAGTGGAAGAAGTAGAAGAATCTAGCGAACTTGATATTGAAGTTGTAGATGATACGCCGAAAGCTGATAGGGGGCGCAAAGCATCTAAGCCTCCAGAAGACCTTACCGACGATGAGTTAGAAGACTACTCAGACAAGGTACGCAAGCGTATTCAACACTTCAGCAAGGGATACCATGACGAAAGACGCGCTAAAGAAGAATCGCAGCGTGAACGTCAAGAAATGGAAGCCTTTGCTAAATCTCTCGTGGATGAGAATAACAAGTTAAAAGGCAGCGTAGAGAAGAATCAAGCAGCGTTACTAGAGCAGGCAAAGAAAAACTCAGCGATTGAGTTGCTTTCTGCTAAACGATCATACAAGAGTGCGTATGAAGAGGGCGATGCAGATAAACTTCTAGACGCACAAGAAAAGATAACGAATGCTAAGATAAAAGCAGATAAACTAGCTAATTTTGAGTCTGCACCTTTACAACCCTCTGAAGTTCCTGTACAAATACCTCAAGAGGCTCAAGTTAAGCCCGATACCAAAGCGTCCGAATGGGCAAGCGAAAATTCTTGGTTTGGGTCAGACGATGAGATGACAGCTTATGCTATGGGCGTTCACAGTAAACTTGTTAAGCAAGGTGTGGATGTTTCAAGCGATGATTACTACGAGACTATAAATGCTCGTATGCGAAACACCTTCCCTGAAGAATTTGGGGAAATTGAAGAATCAGAGGTTAAGACAAGTAAACGAAAGTCGAATGTGGTTGCCCCCGCTACGCGGAGCACAGCACCCCGAAAGGTGCGATTAACGCAAACACAGGTAGCTATCGCCAAGAAACTTGGAGTACCCCTAGATTTATACGCCAAAAAGGTTGCAGAAGAGATGAGGAAAGTATAATGGCCGAGAATAGAATTAACCGTGAAAATGTTACCCGTGAGAAAACGGCCCGAAAAGCAGCTTGGACTAGACCAGAAGTATTACCTTCTCCTAATCCAGAGCAAGGCTATAAGTTCCGTTGGATTCGGGTGAGTACTCAAGGTAACGTCGATGCTACTAACGTCTCGTCCAAGATACGTGAAGGTTGGGAACCTGTGAAGGCAGTGGATCATCCAGAAATTACGCTTGTTACTATTGAAAACGAAAGGTTCAAAGATAACTTGATAATTGGTGGTTTAATGCTGTGTAAGGCTCCAGAAGAAATGGTAGAAGAGCGCAACACTTATTACTCTGACCAGAGTAAAGCGCAAATCAATTCCGTGGACAACAACCTTATGAGAGAAAATGATCCTCGTATGCCTTTGTTTAACGACAGACGTACGAATGTCACTTTCGGCAAAGGAACATAAACTTAATTTAATACAGGATATATACTATGTCTGCTACAGATTCAGGATACGGGTTTATTCCCGTAAAACGATCAGACGGTATGCCTTATGCAGGTGCCACTGATTCGTTCTTAATTACTCCCGCCGGAGTAGCACAAAATATCTTCTACGGTTCCGTTGTAGAGATTAGCGCAGGATATGTGCAACTTGCTTCCGGTACAGGTGCTGATGCAACTACCAATAACCTTGGTGGTTCTGGTATTGGTGCTCTGGGTGTGTTCGTTGGTTGTGAGTATATTAATGCTCAAGGTCAATTGATTTTCTCCCAGTACTACCCTACAGGTACGGATAACGCTACAGCTTTTGTTATCACTGATCCTAATGTTACTTTCCAAGTACAAGCTGACGGCGCAATCGCTCAAGCTGCTTTGGGACATAACGCTCCTCTAACCGGAGCGCAACATGCTACAACTTCTGGCAGCACTACTACTGGTAAGTCAAACATTCAGCTTGACGCTACTACTGCTACTGCTACTAAGTCGTTCAAGGTTATTGGATTTGTAACTAAATCTGGATCA